AATACCGCCGGGCGCTGGGCTTGCCGGCAACCGACGGCGACGACGTGTTCCTGATCCCGACGCTGAGCGCAATGCTGGTGCCGTCAAGCGCGCGGGCGCAAACGCCGCAGTCCGAGACTGGCGCGGATAGCGCGACCGAGGATGAAGGCGGCAAGGCGCTGGCGTTGGCGGTCAGTACCAAGGCGCTCATGGCTGCCGAACAGAAGCAGGCGCTGTGGCGCATGATCGACGCCAAGGCCACGTCGTGGGAATCGCAGGCCAAGCGCGTGACGCGGGAAGCCTTCGAGCACGACCGCCGTGAGATCCTGGCGCTGGTCAGCGAGCGCCAGAAGGCCGCGTATGCCGAGGCCAAGGCGGTGTCGTGGTCGCTGATGCTGCTGGACGTGGTGGCCTATCTGTCCACCGGCAGCAAGGACAACTGGCGCAAGGTGTTTGCGCCGGTCCTGGGCGCGGTGGTGGTCGACCAGGGCGAGCAGTTGAACGCGCTATTTGGTATGAGCTTTGACGTGCGCAACCTGCTGGGCGAGGAGTGGTTCACGCAGTACATGATGACGTTCGCCGACCCTATCAGCGATACCAGCAACGAGGAGCTACATCGCGTGTTTGAGCGCGCGATGGCTGAGGGCTGGAGTGTGCCGACGATGCAGAAAGCGGTGAACGGCGTGTTTGACCAGTGGATTGACGGCGGCGTCTCGGCTGAAGACCTGGCGTTCGCGCTGGACCGCCTGCCGCCGTACCGGCTGGAGAACATCGCGCGCACTGAGACGATGCGCGCCAGCAACGCCGGGGCCGATGCGCTGTATCGCGATTGGGGGGTGCGGAAGAAGGAGTGGTTGGCGACGAACGACGCCAGGACGCGCCCGGAGCACGCCGCTGCCAGCGGTCAGGTAGTGGGCGAGTCTGAGTCGTTCGACGTTGGCGGTGAGAAGCTGCGCTATCCCGGGGATCCGAACGGTTCGCCGGGACAGACATGCATGTGCAGATGTACCGTGCTTCCTGTACTGGAGGACATGCCATGACCATAACCTGTCCGCGATGTGGGCGCCGATTGGCGACGACGGTGCCGGATAAGCAGTACGAGGTGACGATCCACTGCGCTTGTGGGCACAGCGTCACCGTCGAGGTGGGCGCGCCGCGGGGCTGCGCTGAGTTTGGGCCTACGGAGTTCAAGCGTGACCGTCAGCCGTGACTTGTGGGTGGCCGTGCGCCAGGCTTTGCTTATGGTGGTCGACGCCATCGAGCGCGAGCTGTGCATTGCGCCACGCACGTCTGAGCTACGCAAGCAAGCGAAGGGACAACCGGACCGCGCATAGTCTGACAAGCGCATAGGCGGGGCAGACCCGCTGGCAGTCGAGCAATCGAACGCCGCTACTTCTGAGAATCGTCTCCACGATCTCAGGGGAAGCGGCGTTTTTCGTTTCACGGAGGCGCGATGCAACCGCAAGAGGGCGAGTCGCTGGACAGCTTCACCCGCAGGTGCGCACGCGCGCTGGTACGCAGCGGGGCGGTACAGGACGGACAGGAAGCCGTGGCGATCTGCCAGGCGCGATACAGGGAGGGCACACATGCCATACGGGATCGAGACACAGGAAGGCCAGTTCTGCGTGTACAAGCTGGACGCTGACGACAAGCCGATTGGCGACACGCTGGGCTGCCACGCCACGCAGGACGCCGCCGAAGCGCAGCGCCGCGCGCTGTACGCCAACGAAGAAGACGGCAAGGGCGCCGCAGGCCAGCACGAGTACAAGACGCTGCCCTTCGAGGTGACGAATCTCAACACCGAGGGACGCACCATCGAAGGCTATGCAAGCGTGTTCGGCAACGTCGACCTCGGTGGCGACATCGTGCATCCGGGCGCCTTCCGCAAGACGCTGGCAGAGCGCGGGAACAAGGTGCGCTTCTTCTGGCAGCACGACCGCAACGAGCCGCTGGGCAAGCCCATCGAATTGCGTGAGGACGCGCGCGGGCTGTTCATCAAGGCCATCGTCAGCGACACCGCGCGCGGGCGCGACGCGCTGGCGTTGCTCAAGGACGGCGCAATCAGCGGGCTGTCCATCGGCTATGACGCCATTCCGGGTGGCACGGACATCAGCAAGACCTCCGACGGAAGCACCGTCCGCAACCTACGCGAGGTGCGCTTGTGGGAGTTCAGCCTGGTGTCGATGCCGATGAACGAAGCGGCTGAGGTGCTGGCGCTCAAGGCCGCACCCGCCGCACCTACCGCCGCCGAGCTGCTGACTGAGCGCAAGCGGCTGTTGGTCGAGACGCTACGCGCCGCGCTGACCGAAGCCGAGCGGCTGGCGGGCGATACGGAAGCACATACGGAACCGGACGCACCCGCTGAAGACGCGGGTCGCGCTGAGGGGAACGCCACTGAGGACGGGGCCGAGCCGGTCATAGAACCACTCACCCAGGAGCAAGAGGCGCAACGATTGGCACTTTTGGATGGCATTTCGCAACTACTGGAGGATTGACATGGTTGAGTTCATCAAGACTGACGAACTCTTCGAGGAATCGCAGGCGCTTCTCAAGCAGGCCCAGGCACTGATGGCTAACAAGGCCGCCAGCGCTGAGGATGTGGAGAAGGGCGCGCGGATGCTCGAAGACGCAAAGGGGCTGCGTGAGCGCAGCAAGTCCCTGACTGAGTTGGAGACGCTGATGGCGCAGTCTACGCCAGAGCGTCCCGCGCCGCAGGCCAAGGGCGGATTCAAGCGCCTGGGCGACATGCTGGTCGCCATTCACGGCGCACAGTTCCGCGGCAAGTACGACGCGCGGCTGACGGTCGTGGGCGGGGAGTTGGCGCCGCACGACGGCAAGGCCGGCTGGATGTCCGAATCCAAGGACCTGGTGGAGAACACCGGGGCCGCGGGCGGATTCCTGGTCTTCCCCGAGCACCGCAATGAGCTGTTTCAGATCGACCCGCTCTCGCAGATCGTGCGCCAACGGGCGTTCGTAATGCCGATGCGCGCGCGGGTGATGCAGATCCCGGTGCTCGACCAGACCGGGGTGCCCGCTGCAGGCTCCTCGTACTACGGCGGGGCTATCGCCTACTGGACTGAGGAGGCCCAGTACAAGACGGAGAGCCAGCCGAAGTTCCGGCAGATGGAGCTCGTGGCGCACAAGCTGTGCGTCTATACCGAGACCAGCGATGAGCTGTTGGCGGATAGCGCGATCCCGCTGGAGAGCCTGCTACAGCAGCTCTTCCGCAGCGTCGTGGTCAACGAAGAGGAGTGGACGTTCATCAACGGCACCGGCGCGGGCCAGCCGTTGGGCATCGTCACCGCCAACACCGTGGCAGGGCTTGGGCCAACCATCGTGGTTGCCCGAACCGCAGCCAACACCATCAACATCCTGGACATCTTCAACATGCTCGCCAGCTTCCAGGGGCGCAGCCCGATCTGGATTGCGCATCAGAGCACGCTCCCGCAGATCCTCGGGCTCAACGGCCCGGCGGGCAACCCGTCCTATGTCTGGATCGGCAATGGCCGCGACAATCAGCCCACGACCCTGATGGGCTATCCCATCTTCTTCGTGGAGAACGCGATGCCGCTGGGCACGCAGGGCGATCTGGTGCTGGCTGACCTGTCCAAGTACGTCATCGGCGACCGCCAGATGGTGACGATCGACGCCTCGCAGCACAACCGCTTCCAGTACGATATCACGTCCTGGCGCGCGGTGCACCGCGTCGATGGCCGCCCGTGGCTCTCTGCGCCGATTACTTACCGCGACGGTTTGACGACTGTTTCACCCTTTGTCATTTTAGACGGGCAAGGGGCCACCTAGTCGCAAGATAGTGTGAACGGGCTGGCTAGGGTAGCTCCCGAAAAGCAGACGCTCACTGCCTGCCAGCCCTTCTACAGAGCGCATCATAGGAGCAATGATGAAAGCACCAATCAGATGGATGCAGGGCAAGCGAGTAAGGTATGAGGCACCGGACAAGGAATGGCTGGAATATCAGTACGTCACGCTAGACAAGAGCGCCGGGACGATCTCGAAAGAATGCGGCATTGCCTTGTGGGCAACTGTATGCCGATGGCTGCGCGAGGCTGGTCTCCCTGTCAGATCGGAACAGGAAATCCGGAAGCGCCATTCCGTCAGAATGTCTGGTGCCGGGAATCCATCCTATATCGACGGCACGTCACAGAACTATCAGAAGCGACTACTGCGCAAGGCGGACCCAAGCGAGGCATGTGCGTGGTGTGGCAGCACAGAAAACGTACAGATACACCATATCGACCACGACCGCCAGAACGCGAATCTGGACAACCTGATGTGGCTATGCCATCACTGTAATGTATTGGAAGCCAGCCTGTACCACTTGTCAAGCAACGGGCGCACTGAAGTCATCAAGCAAGATGACATGCTAACAATCAGATTCACCAAGAAGGAGTATGGAGGAGCACAATGACACAGGCTTATACCAACCGCTTCACTGAAGTCTGGGAGCTTTACGGTGCGGACGCCGACAACTACGCCGCCGGCGTCTACACCGCGTGGGGCTACCGCTCGTTGGGCAACCACCAGCGCGCGGTACTCATCATGCACGTTGGCGACATGGCCGGTGGCGCAACGGTAAACCTGGTGGGGTACCAGGCTACCGACGCCACAGGCGCAGACGCCAAGGTGATCCCCGGCAAGGCGATCACGCAATTGACGCAGGCCGGCGGCGACGCCGGTTCGACCGTTGCCATCGAACTCCGCACTGAGGAGCTTGACGTTGACGGGGGCTTCGCCTTCGTCGGCGCCACACTTACGGTCGGCGTCGCTGCGTGCGACATCGGGATCGTCGCCCTCGCGGGCTGCAGCAACTACGTCCCGGTCCCGACAACCGCCTGGACCGAGATCGTCGACTGATCCAACTGACTGGGGAGGGTGGCGCGGGCTGCCCTCCCCGTCAAGGAGAGCACTATGACGCAAGAGTTTGTCAAGCGCTTCACTGAGGTATACGAGCCAGGGGGCACGATCTATCCGGCGTCACGGGGTGCGGCTGACGTGGACACCGGGTGGCTGGACATGGCGAACCACCAGCGCATCGTCTTCCTGCTCGTGGTAGGGGCTATCGCCCAGGGCGCCACGCTGGACTTCCGCGCCTGGCAGGCCAAGGACGCCGATGGGACTGGCGAGCTGGCGAACTGGCACTCCGGCGCTGGACGGCTGCTTTATCCGATAGAGCAGCTTACTGCCGCGGACGCCAACTCACTGGTCGCGGTCGAGATTCGCGCCGAACAGATGGATAGCGACTACCGCTACATTCGGGGGCGTGTCACTGTAGCGGGCGGCAACGTACTCTACGCTATGATCCCGCTGCGTGGTACGTCAAACTTTGTACAGGTGCCGACGACCGGCTGGACCGAAGTCGTCGTATCACCGGGGTATCCGTAAACCTACCGGGGCCGGGATGGCTCGGCCCCCTAGAGTTTGGAGGCAATGTGGCAGCACATTGGGTAAAGGCGATCAAGACGGTGGTGCGCTACGACCTGGCTGGGTCCTATCGCACCTATCAGCCCGGGGACTGGTTTCAGTGCAACAACCAGGAAATGCTCGAGCTGTTGGCGCTGAAACGTGTCCAGACTGCCTCGCTGCAGATTCGTGAGAACTTCGATGGGCAAAGCGTGGGCGTGCGGTTTCTGAGCAGCGCCGTGCCGCCAAAGACGCTCGGCGACTGTGGGATGGATGTGCGCCGCGGGGTGAGTTACGACTTGCCCTGGGAGCGCACGGCGCTATGGGACCCGCGCATCAACACAACTGCGGAGAGTATCGCGCTGGGCTTGCTGCGCATCGACGGTCGGGGTGAGTTCCCGGCGTGGGAACTGGCGGCAATGTTGGAGCACAAGACCCGGCTGGCTGCAGACGTGGGCACGCCGGAGGAACGGGCGCGGACGCTGGAGGTGTTAGGCGACTTGCGGCTGCCGGTGTACCAGACCGGGCTGCTGTGGGTGCGCAAGACGCCGGCGGCAGAGGAGGTGATCCAACTCTGGCGCGCCGAGGTCGATGCCGGGGCCGATCCCCAGCACGCATTTCTGCGCGTCGTCTACACCCGCCGGGTGCTGCTGTGCACGCTGCCGGCGGATTGGATCGGCCAATGGCTAGGGGCGTGATCTACGTGGCCTATGGACGCAGAGCGCACGATGAAGCCGCAGCCAGCATCGCCAGTTTGCGCGCGTTCCACGACTGGCCGGTGCTCGTAGTGGGCGATGCGCCGGTGAAGGGCACGGCGCACAAGCGTTTCGCGGATACCGGGACGCCGGGGCGCTGGGCCAAGGTGAACCTGGATCAGCTTGCGCCGTGGGAGCAAGCGCTGTTCCTGGACGCCGATACGCGGGTGCACGGGCAGCTCGACATCGGCTTCCGGCTACTCGCCAACGGCTACGACCTGGTACTGGTGCCTAGTCGTCCGCAACACAACGAGAGCCTGCGGCATCTTGGAGACGCGGAGCGCAACGCGACGGTGGCGGAGCTACCGCTGGACCCGCTGCAGCTCAACACCGGCGTGATGTGGTTCGGGCCGGGCGCGGCGCCGCTGTTCGCGGTATGGCGTGAGGAGTGGGCGCGCTGGAAAGACAAGGACCAGGGCGCGCTCCTACGGGCGCTGCAGCGTTGCCCGGTCGCCGTGGCGCTGTTGGGCTACCCGTTCAACGATGAGCACGGGGCCGTGGTCGAGCATCGGTTCGGAAAGGCGGTCGCATCGTGATCGCCATAGTCATTCCGACATTGGACGCAGCGCAGGGCGCGAGCGTCGGCAAGATGGCACTGGTTACGGCAGGCTGTGACGCGCGGCTGATCGTGGTCAACGGCCCGAAGCGCGGCTTCACCCTGACGGTCAACGACGGGATGCGCCAGACGACAGACGAGGACGTGTGCATCCTGAATGACGACGTGTCGCGCTTTCAACACGGCTGGCTGGCGACGCTGCAGC